CTTGTATCATTCTAAACAAAGGTACACCATGCTTCTCTACAAATTGGAATAGTATTAATGTGTTTCCATCTTGGTCTAAAGCAAGATTTTTAATGAATGTGTTCCTTGGAACATATGATACAATGTGATCTATCTCATCATGATACTTCATCTTATTAACTAATTTACACATTTCTGTAGGATGCTTTAGTAATACAATGTCGATGTCCATCGCAGCTAGATTGCCTTGTTCCATTAAGGTAGCGGTATTGACAATATTCTTTACTGGCCCGAATAAACCTTCAAGCACTAACTTGTGTGTTTGTGTTCCGTCTAATGTTCCAGTTAATCCGAATCGATATCTTGCTTCTGTACACTTTGTTAGAATGGATGTCAATGATTTAGCTTTAAAGTTATGAGCTTCATCACCAATCACCATTCCAAATTGCTGGAAGTATTGAGATGACATTTTATAGATAGATTGCCAAGTGGATACGTATATCTTCTTTGTCTTATGTCCTTTATCCTTTCCAGCCATAATTTCATGACACATCTCATCAGCATCGAAGGTATCATCAAACTCAGAGTAGTCAGCAAAGTCACCAGTCATTTGTTTTACTAGGGATGTAGTAGGGACAATTAGAAGAACTTTATCATTCTCATGTTCTAAGAAGTATCTAATTAGCAGATATATGATTAATGATTTACCAGAAGCGGTAGGACTAATTAAGAGGCCTCTTCTCTCTCTGAGCGCGTAATCGAGTGCCTGCGCCTGATAGTCACGTATTGATATTTCTTTACCTTTAGATGTAAGGCAATAAGTAGTTGCGAAATCCACAGTAGAATCGAAGACAGTGTTAGGTAGGCTGTAGTAACTGCTATTACCATCGTCAAGTATGATCGATATACTTCTTTCTTCACAAAATTCCTTTATGTATCCATATAACCCAGAGTATATTTGCTGGGACCTCATATCCAAAAGTCGAACCTTACCATCCCACAACTTGTTCTTAAATGCAGGCATATACTTATACCCTGGCACTAAGAAAGTAAAAAACTCAGACAGCTCGTGTAATACTCCCTTGTCATTTGAATCAACTGTAAGGTATGTATTATTTTTTACACCAATCTTTAATTCACACGCCTGCTTCAAAACTCCTCCATTTAATTATATTACCAATTGATTGGTGTCTCCACCTTATAGTATCTATAATCTCTTTTAATGTCTCTTCTAAGACTTTGAAGTATTCAAGCTCTGCCTGCGCTTTTTGTATATCATCATCAGCATCATAGTAGTAATTCATGTCACCTTTCAGTGGTTTGTTTAATCCACCGAATGGATCATATTGCCACTCTTTTAAATCTATCTCTTCCCGTGATAACTTGCCATTATAATATAGCCACTTATCCTTTAATAACTTTTTAAAATCCAAGTCCTTTTTCTTTCTACGGATCTTAGTATATGTAATAAGCTCAAGGTATTTGGAATGAAGTTTAGCTATTTTAATAGTAGCTTGGTCTAGTTGGAACTCATCGATAGTCGAGTCTTCTTTCCACATCTTCAGTATTTCTTCAATATTTAACATAATCAATTCCTGGGTTGTATATTATATTATACCCTATTTCGGGTCAAAATACAACAGTTAAACTATTTCGAAATACGAATAATTAAACGTCACAACAGCGGTTAAGTATTCAACATCTAAAGTTGTGATGTCGAATGGTAAAGATGATAGGTTGGTTGGATATGCATCAATAAACCGGATCTGTTTATTTACGTTGTTTGCAGAAGATAATATACTTAACGTAATGTCTCGAACATTAGAAAGAGTCGAGGTAGGAGTATCGACTTGCGAATATAGCCAATCGTAAATCTCCTTATAGTTTGTTAAAGTTTCATCTACAAGAAACGAGCACTCGAAAGGTCCGTAAACAATCTTATCTGCTCCGAGTGATATGTCTCTTGACGGGGTAGCTAATCTAGCTCCGTCAGTAGTCACATCAGGCAGTACCATTGTTTGGACTGTGAATTCTGCGTTAGGGTATGTCGTAATATCTAACGATAATACGAATGAAGTTGGATTTAAAAAGTTTGTACTCATAGTTTAATCTTATTTAATATGTTTCCTTCAATCTTAGATAGTATTCTAACACCACTATAACCAAACATAAAGGCTATTGTTAGTGCTATTTCAGGACCAAACTCAAAATGAGACATAAGTGCTGGAATAAAGAATTCAGCTGCAACCCAACCAATGATGACTGAAGTCACTAAATCCCTTACTGGAGTTTTGCTATTAACTGCAGCATTGCAAACGCCACCAATACCTGAAGCGCCAATACAACAAGCTTTAGCACCAAACATTGCTATTAATTCTACTATCATGCTTTTATTTATATAAAAAAAGCCACCCGAAGGTGGCTTTAGTCGATTCAATCCTATATTATAGGTTTGATACCACCAAGTTACGGTAGTAAGCGTTTGAATCAGCTGCTGCAGAAGTGAAAGGATTCACTTGCATGCCATAGCGAGTCTTGAACCCGATACGTGGCTGGAAGTCATTCTCACCAACAGTTTTGTGCATACTTAATGGAACGTATGGGCAGTAGAACATACCTGCGTCATAAGCGTTAGCACCTTTATAACCTACAGTGATGTAGTCACTAGAAGCGAATGGATCAACATAAAGTTTCATTCCACCGTTTAGAGTACCTACAAATAGGTTACCAGTTACGTCTGAAAGACCAGTACCAGCAACGTTGCCGTAAGCAACAGAACCAGTAGCATTTAATGCAGCTGCAACATTTGGAGAAACGATTGCAAAGTTACCTTTACCACGACGAGTGTCAGTAGCGATTAGGTTTGCTTGCTTCTCAATATGAGTGATTAGCGCTTTAAATACTTCAACTTCCCAACGACCATCAGAAACAGCCACTTCAGAACCAGAAGTTGTAACAGCAGATGCACCAACAGCAGTGTCAAATGAATGACCACGCTTAGCGTTAGTGTTAATTGTTGTAATCAACTCACGGTTAATTTCTGAAAGGATTTCAGTTGAAAGGATGTTAGCAAGCTCAGTCTCAGCAGAAAGGCCGTGAACCGCTTTAAGGTCCTGTGCCAATTCCATTGTGTAATGTGCTTTCAATTGACGTGACTTAGCTGTAACAGTAGTCTTGTCGATTGAGAAACCCATTTGACCGAAGTTGTCGCCTTCACCTTGT